TGAAATATCAGCACCGCTATTACTACTATATTCTGGAAAACTAGCTGTATTATTTACTATATAATCTACTAATCTTTGTGCATAGTATTCAGCTGTATTTTTTATTATATCTCGCATATATACTATGTCTTCTAAACTAGCTGAGGTACTTGTTTCGCTTATTTTTCTAACTATATCTTTATTCATTATCTTGTAAGATAAGAACGGTAGGCATTCGTATAAGCTATAATGTATCAATACAGGCTGTATATAATCATCTAATAACGTCTTATAAGCTCCAGCAACGCTATCTCCTGTAATATCTGATTGTAACTTATCATACAAATCAGTACCTAGTAACTGATGTACATGTATATCTTGAGCTACTTTAATATATGGTAATAATAGCTCTGCGTCTACATTACCATTTACAGTAGTGCTCTTCTTTATTGTTTCTTCTGATATAAATAAAACGGCCATATTATTCAGGCATTATTTTGTTAACAAATCCTCTATTTTTCATATTCTTAGGTGCTACAGGCACCTCTTGTTCATTTACTGTAGGTTGAAAACCTTCGCTACGTGCTTTAGTAGTGCTTATTAATCTATCTGCATTACTAGGTTTTTCACCAGCTTGTGCGTATATTCTACGCTCCCAAAGGTGCATACAGTCTCCTCCGCCTTTAAACTTCCATATAGAATACGTGTCAGCTCCATTTAAACCCCATCCAGCATTTACAGCTTGTGAACCCATTCGTATAATATCTTCTTTTCTGTATATTTTACCAGCGGCCATCATTTTTTCACAAAATTCTCTACTAGAACCGCTCTTTTTATCTCTTGCACCAAACCCTTTACCCTTTACATAAGCGTATCTTACTCTGTATTTAGTCTTATGCTCTTGTTGGCTTTGACCATCTTGTTCTGAATTAGCATTTGGCATAGCTCTTCCTGTGCTGGCTAACTCTAGTTTTTCTAGATTATATTCAAAGTCAAAATCCTCATGCTCATTTTCAGCTATCTCAGCGTCTAATAGTTGCCATTCTTCTAGGTTTTCTTCTTCGCCGTATTCAGCTATTAGTTTATCTAGTAAACTCTTTTTTTTTAACTCTACTTCTCCTGTTACTGATACCTCATCTTTTTCTAAAGGTTCATAACCAGCTTGTTCTCTAATCTCATCTTGAGTAAGAACGTCTTTAAGTACGTCAGAACCAAACAAAGAATTGATAGGAGAGACGTTTTGTATGCTGAATGGTATCACAATATCATTTATCGCCAAAAGTCGCTTAAACGTCTTTAAAATGACGTTTTGGTATGGTTTTATGACTGTGTTCATATATAGCTCATAGGCTTGTGTCAATTCGTTACGTCCGCCTAGCTGTCCTTCTGTTTTAACTCCTAATAGCATAGGGCTAGTAACTCTGTGACCTATCATTATGTTCTGTATACAAAGCTCATTTAAGACTGTATATTGTTTGTCAGCGTTAGATACTTGTATAGGTATTATTTCTGGTTTCTCTTGTCCATCTTCAGTGAATGTAAGTACAAATTTACCAGCATTATTAGCACCAGTGAATTTCTTTGTAATCTGGCGTTCTATACGTTCTCTTTCTTCTTTAGTAGGAATACCATTAGCAAAATTAATGAAATATGAACCGCTAAAACCATTAGCTATATTGTTTAAATGATAATCAGCTGTTAAGCTATCTATTTCTATCCAATTTGTACTAGCTACATAATCTGGAGTGTGATAAACCTCCATAGCTGGTGAATAAAGGCCTGTGTATAGTATTTGTGAGGCTTCACGTCTATCATTTGCATTAAAGGCCGCTACTCTTCTAGGTGCATACTCTTTTTTTCTGTATTGTGACCAATCAGCACTAATATAATAGTCTTGTACTCTATTATTTTCATCTGGCACACCTACTCTAAGTTGTTCTACAGGTAAATGATATATTTCAGCTATTCTAGTACGGTCTTTGCTCCATATAATATTTAAGGCAAAACCACCTTGTAGTTTCAAATCAAAAGCAGCCTTAGTAAATACTTCATGTGCTGTTTCTTTACTATTGATATTAGCAAAAAACTTTTTAATATCTACATATTTTGATAAATCTTCTTTATTATCTACTAATAACTCTTCTCCAGCTATCATAGCGGCTGTAGCATTCACAATAGCGGCATGTGTAGCACTATTATTATACAAGTCTACTAGATAAGTAGGGTATAAGTTTTTGTAGCTATTATCACCATATTGTACCCAATCTTGATGTGGTATTTCTTTAACAGTAGGTTGTACTACATTTGTTAGTTGTATTGCCTGTAATCTATCCTTCATTACAATTTGTATAAGTTATAATCTAAACCCATAAATGAGTGTACTCCATTATCGTTTATATTCACAGCGTATGACTTCCAACCGTATGGGTGTTCATATTCTAATACCTCTGCTTCTGCATCAATAGGCTCTAAGTCTTTCCATAATACGTCTAAATGATATTTATTAGAAAGTACAGGTGCTTGTGTTTCATTACCATCTTCGTCATAAATACCTTGCTCTAAGACGATATAACCAAGTTTAACGATAATATGCTTATGAGTTGGGTATGTGTTACCATTTTCATCAGTAGCTACTCCTAAAGCGTTTATTTTGCTTTCTGCTTGTTCTAAGCTATCAAATTCGTATTTTCCTATTTTATTCATTTGTAAAGATTTTTAAATTCTTTTATCATTTATGCTTTCTTATGTAAAGAAAATTACCCTTATTGATACTATAGGTGTATTTGTTACCCTTTTAGTCATAACTATTAGCTTGTTAAATCTGTTAATTCTTGGTCTGTTAATGCTCTATCAAATACTGCTAGTGCTTTGCATTTACCGTAGAATTTATTGCCTATACTTAAATATTCAAAAGATAAATCATTCAAACCTATAGGTACATCAGAATTTGTATCAGGTGAACCTAATTGTGTTCCATTTATCCAAACTTGTGCATTATTTTGTTCCCATTTGAGAGCAATTTTATTAAAATCTGTTACAGTATATGAAGTTGTTGATTTGTCTAAATTATCTCCACCTACACCTCCAACTCTTATTATACATCTAATAGTATTAGATACACTACTAAATAGAATTTGAACTATATTATTTGTAGAGCCATCACTTATTGTTATACTTCTATTTGTTAAATCATCTGTAAGAGCAGCTATCTCTGCATATAACACACCCTCTGTTGAGTTTATTAATGTACTATTACCACTACCTGTTAGTGTTTCTGTTGCTCTTGTAACTGTACTACCCGTTAGTGTTGGTATGTAACTTGTTGCAAAAGAACTCTCTTCTAATTGTAAACCATAAAAACTCATTTCAGACTCATTTCCTAAATAAGATGGTGCAGGAGTGCTACTATCGTTACTTAAGTAAATATGCAACAAACTATTTCCTAAGCTAACGTTGTAAGTTAAAGAGCATCTACTCCAACCATTACCATAATCTTCAATAATACTATTCACATAATTTGCACCACCTGTATTAGTTATTGATTCATTATCAATATCAAAAATAGCATAAGCAGTTCCTGCTCCTTGTGGATAAAAACTTACAAATCTATCTGTACCTTTTACAAAACAAGACATTGTATATGTTCCTGCACTTACACTAACATCTTTTCTTATTTTATGTTGTGAAGTATAAGTATCTTCTTCGTAAACATTACCATTTAAAGCACCATCAGGCGAAATAATGTTATCTGATAATATTGTTCCACCTGAAATAGAGTTTTGGCTAAAATCCTCACTATAAGGAATAAGATTAGTAGAAGTAGGCTCTAACAATATATGACCATTCTCTCCATTACTATCATAGTTTATTCTAGCTAAATCTACATCTGTACTAAATGTAATGTCTTTTAATGATACGTTATCTATTGAGAAATTATAATCTCCTGTTCCTGTAGTTCTTTTAAAATATATAGCATTTGTATTAGCGTTAGCAGTCCAAATGAAAGTATGTGTTGTATTAGTGCTTGTTATTGAAATAGTTTCTGAAAGATTTCCAACGCTACCTGATGATATATAATCTCTTATTTCCATAGTTTTAGCATCAGTTCCTACTAAATCAAAAGAAACTTTATAAGTGTTGCCATTGACAAACGAATACGCTTGATACGCTCTAATTAGCTCACCTCCTACAACATTCATTTTTAACACACCATTTTCAATAATAGCACTTGAATTTATAGGGCTACTTATATCCCACCTATCATTAGGGTCTACTTGTTGTACTGATACGTCATCGATAAAAAATGTACCTGCACTACCACCAATGCTTGTCTTATATATAATTAGATTTCCTGACCCTGTAGGTTTCAAATAAAAATCATAATATGTGGGAGTGGAAGATAAAGTTACATTTTCTTGTACGCCTCCTATATAAGCTTTAAAAGCAGTATTTGTCATTGTGCCTAACCAAAGTTTAGCTCTTACTTTAAGTAATTTTCCTGATTGACCTCCTGTAAACAAGCTGTTTGTTGGTATCCTAGCACCACCTTCCGCTGCCGTTACACTCACTTCTAGTTTGTCTGTACTATGACTTGGTGTTCCTGCTCCGTAAGAAACCCAATCACCAATACCACTATCAAACGTAGAATTGTCACCTATTAAAACATTATCATCAATTTCACTAAAATCACTATTAAGTACTAATTCAGGGTCAGTAATACTCTGCATATCTTGTACTAAACCATCAGAGTTTATTCTTGTAGCACTACTTGCTCTATCGAAATCAAAGTCTGATGATACATCTACTACTGATATATCATCTAATACAATATAGTCACCTGTGCTACCACCTGTTATGTATAAAAAAACACCAACACCTGCTCTATCTGTCTTTATAGTAATATCTACATCACCACCACTTGCTGAAAAAGTTGTGCTTGTATTTAATGGATTACCTCCACTATATCCATCAATTCTAATACTTGCACTTCCTGAATAATCAATTATTTTAAATTTATATCTTAATGTCATACCCTCCGTATAAGTGTGACCTAATTGATATACAGCAGAGTTTCCTGAACTTGGTTTAGTTAGCTTTACTTCACCATTGCCACTACCTTGCTGCCAAGCTGCATTAACTAAAGTCCAACCACTAGCATCTCCATTAAAATCTCCATTAGTAATATACTCATCACCTGTATAAGTCTTTGTTGAATGTACTCTCGCATCACTTATTGCAGTAGGAGTAAGTAGTATAGTAGCATCATCTAATATACTTGCATTGTCTATATCGGATATTATATTTCTAGTATCTATTAGGTTCTCACTATAAGTACCTCTAATAGATAACTTTTGTATTAAACGACCTATTGTATCGCTATATAATTTTCTACCTACGCTTAATGCTGAACCTAATCTAAACATAAATTAGTTTTGATAGCCTACTGCTACTCCACTTGTAAGGGTAATTGCAGTAATGTTCATAAATAAAACTGTACCAGCTGGTATAGTAGTTTGTAAAGCACTAGGGTTATCACTAGAACCATCTAAATTAGAAACAGTTATTGCACTTATTACACTTTCTGTAACAAATTGTATAGCGTAAAAATCTACGCTTGATACTGCTGAACTATTTATAATATAGGTAGTTCCTTTTTTACCTAATTGTTCGTTTAATAAGTCTGTTGTATTTTTTACTGCCATTTTAAATGCTTAAATAAGTTGTGTTACTATTTGTTGTGTTTTTATTACTTGTCGGTGTATATTGAGTATATGACACTTCTGTTATTGCTTCGTTAGATACATACGCTTTACCCTTTTCTACTATTAAACTATCAGTTAAAGAAGCATCACCATCATTACCAAAACCTAAATCTGTTACCTCATAAATGGTATAAGTATAGAAACCATCGTGATTAGGTAAACTGTTAGGTGGTGAACCTACTGCATCGTTAAAAGCAAAGTTAGAATATCTATTGTAATGTGTCATTGAACCATAAGTATAGTATTCTTCTTTAGTCATATCATTAACTAACTTCATATAATAGTAAACAGTAGTGCCACTATCATTAACTCTCTTTTCTTTAAGTGTTACAGGTATGTTGTTAGTTTCGCCTTTAACTATGTGTATCATAATATAAAATATAAATAACTCTGTTTTATTTACAATTATATAAAAAATGGCGAGAGAATAATATTGAAAAAAAATTATGGTATTCAGCATATCACTCAGCAAAAAGAAGAAATATTATGTTTGATTTAAAAGTGGAAGATATTAAAGTACCTGTGAAGTGTCCAGTATTATCTATTCCTTTAGATACACACGCAGAAGCAGGAACAGGAAGAGGTAATGATTGGGTTCAAAATCCATATAGACCTTCAGTAGATAGAATTGATAGTAAAAAAGGTTATACAAAAAATAATATTCAAATTATATCTTGGAGAGCCAATTCTTTGAAAAAAGATGCTACTATTGATGAAATAAAAAAACTATATGAACATATGAGGAGGACAAACTGAACATTTTCTATTTAGATAAAGACCCTATGAAAGCAGCGGAGTACAGTTGCGACCGCCATGTAGTAAAAATGATTT